GTCGCCTTCTCTCCCCCCGGAAGCCTAAGGTGGCCTCATGGTGACCAAAGCTGTGGCGGCGAGGCTGGCGAAGCTCTCAGACGATGTTCTGCTCGAGGAGCTGAATCGGCGTGGCTTCCTCGCTAACCTTGGGGCTGCTGTGACCGGCAACCACCTCCAGGCGCTGGAGGCGCTGCGTGACGAGTTAGCGTACGCCGTGGACACGGCCCCAGTCACGGTGGTGGCCCAGGTAGCGTCTCGGTATCAGTCGGTATTGGCAGAGGTCGCCGTAGTGAAGGGCGAGGCCCCGGAGACAGGAGAGTCGGATGGTAGCAACGCTGGCAAGGGTGGCGGAGGGGCCGGAGGTGTTGTCATTGATGCGGCAGGGCGCTGGGCCCAGCGTGTCGGTACCACCAACCCTGCTCCGTCTACCTGACGGGGATTTCGACTTCAGTCGATCTCAGATTGTTCTCGACTTCATGGCCGAGGCGGGATATGTGTTCGACGATTGGCAGGCATACATGGCTTGGTGGTCGAACGCCCGGGACCCCGGCACGGGGGATCTAGCAGCCAAGACGATCTACGGCGAGGTGCCTCGACAGAACGGCAAGAACATCTGGCTCGAGGGCGACCAGATCACCGGGCTATGTCTGTTCGGCTATCGGCTGTTCACGCATTCGGGATATCGAGCCGACACGGTACACGAGCACTTCCTGTCGATGCAGGAACACATCCTAGATTCGCCGCTGCTGCGAGAGTACGTGAAGCCGGTCGCCAACCAGGGATTCTTCTCGGCCAACGGTAAGGAGGCGATCGAGTTCGCCAACGGCTCCCGGCTGCTGTTCAAGACACGCTCCCAGCAGGTGGGTCGAGGCCCCCGGCCACAGAAGCTGTACTACGACGAGGCGTTGATCCTGCCACAGGATGCAGTCGACGCCCAGGTGCCGTCCATCGTCGCCCAGGCTGGCAACCAGGTGGTGTTTACTAGTTCTGCACCCCTGAGTTCGAGCGGGGTGGCGCACGGTCTCCGCAGCCGGGCCGCATCCACCGAAGACGAGACAGATACGCGGTTCTTTGCTATCTCTTGGAATAATAAGCCGGGCGTCGACTCCCGTGACAGGGAGGCCCAGGCCCGAGTCAACCCGAGCCTGGGCCTGGGCCGGATGACGCACGAGTCGATCAACGAGAACCTGCGGCTGATGTCGCTGGGCGGGTTCATTCGGGAGCATCTGGGCGTGCCCGACGAAGCCGAAGACATGGCCGAAGTGCCCATCCCGGAAGACATCTGGCTGAACCTCATCGAGGCCAGCTCGGCCGTGGCCACCGACCGGGCTTGGGCTCTGGCCGTGTCGGCTGACCGTAAGTGGGCGACACTCGGGGTGGCCGGTCGGCGCACGGACGGCCTCTTCCACGTGGAGTGGAAGACTCGAAAGCCGGGTCTCGGCTGGGTGGTCCAAGAAGTGATCACGGCACAGGCCACGCTGGACCTCCCACTGCGAGTCTGGGAGCGTGGCCCCGAAGGTTCCTTCATCCCGAGGCTGGAGAAAGCCGGGGTGAAGGTGGAGCCGGTGTCGACCGCAGAGGTGTCGCAGTACACCGCTAACTTGATCGACGGGGCGAAGAATGGAGAACTGCGCCACCTGGGGCAAAACACGCTGACCGCGCAGCTGGCGGCTGCTACGCTGCGTGTCTCTACCGACGGGGTGCCGATCTGGGCAATCCGAGACGCCGACACCCCGCTGGACGCTTTGGTTGCTGTAACGGTCGCCCTGGGCGGGATCTTCGAGCCGGAACCTGAGAAAGACGGGGACTGGTTCGCCTACTAGGATGCAGGTCACGATGCGGAAACGAACGGTCACTGACCTGATGGAGATAGCCGGTGGTGCCTCGATAACTACCGGCGCTGCCCTGGCATCCCCCCCGGCTGGGCTGGTCGTGGGCGGGTGCCTGCTGATTGTGTTCTCAGTCCTGGCGGCTGGACGGTGAGCTTCATCTCCAAACGCACCAGTCTAGGGGTGCTGGAGGAGTTGGTGCGCAGGCACCACGGGACATCCTCCGGTATCCCGGTCACGTCGGAGCGGGCTCTCCGTCACTCAGCTGTCTGGGGCAGCCTAGCTGCTATCTCCGAAGCCCTGGTTGGGTTGCCCCTTGAGGAGGTCACGAAGAGCGGATCGTCGGTGATCCACAAGGACCCACCCGACCTGTTCTTCCAGCCTGCCCCCCACGAGACCTGGGAGTCCTGGATTTGGCAGCAGGTGTGGACGCTAGCTGGCAAGGGTCGTTGCTACGCCATGCTGACCGACTTCGACGCCAACGGTTGGCCGACAGAGATGGTGCCCATCCCCGACGAGTCGGTGAGCTGGCACTTCGACAGACGCCACAACCGGTGGGTCACTAAGGTCGAGAATGTGGAGCATAAGCGCTGGCCTCTTGGCCCGCTATGGCACTGCCCGCTGTACCCGCTGCCCGGGCGACCACAAGGCATGTCCCCGATTGCTTTCCATGCCGAGACTATTGGTGTCGGACTGGCCGCCCAGGAGTTTGGGGCCCGGTTCTTTGGCGATGGTGGCCACCCGACGATGGTGGTCCAGTCCGAGAAGGACCCCGGCATCAAAGGTGCCCAGGCACTAAAGGACCTCATCATTAGCGTGACCCGGGGCAACCGGGAGCCGGTCGTACTGCCGAAAGGTACTTCCCTCGAGCGGTGGCAGGTATCCCCCGACGAGTCACAGTTCCTCGACACGATGCGCTATTCTGGAGAGGACGTGACTCGGATCTTCGGTGTGCCGCCTGGAAAGATCGGCCTAGCCGTGTCGGGACAGAACGTGACCTACTCGAACGTGACCGACGCCAACGCCGATTGGCGGGTGTCGGGCCTGACGCGGTACGTCACGCCACTAGAAGCGAACCTCACACGGCTCATCCCCGGCGGCCGGAGCCGGTCGCTCCGGTTCAACTTCCACGCCTTCTTGCGGGCTGACCTGGCCGGGCGGGCCTCCGCCTACAAGATCTGGGCCGAGATCGGCCAGCTGGCGGGGACCCCCGTCATGCTGCCGAACGAGATGCGAGCCGCTGAAGGGCTCCCGCCCCTGGAAGGCGGCGACGAGTTCGCCCGCACACAACAGACACCCCAACCCAGAGAGGCCTCCCATGCCTGAGATTCTGCACTCCCTACCCGAAGTCGTACGCCGACGCCTAGCCGACACAGATGTCGAGCTGGTCGACGCCCACCTGATCGGCCGACGTAACAACACCTTCGTCGACTTGCGCTCCCGCAAGTTCGAGAAGCGGGTCAACGAAGACGGCACCGTCTCGTTGGTCGGCTATGCCACCACCTGGGGCACCTGGTACGACGTGGCCGGGGGCCCGCCCTTCGGCTGGTCCGAGAGCATCGCCCGGGGTGCTGCCAGCAAGGCCCTGGCTGAGCGGGACGATACCCGGTTTTTGTTCAATCACGAAGGCATCCCGATGGCCCGCAATAAGTCGGCCACCATGACGCTGACCAGCGACGACATCGGCCTGCTGGTCGAACTCCCCAGCCTGGATGTCCAGCGCAATGTGTTCGCCGCTGCCCTGGAGTCGGCCATCGACCGGGGCGACGTAGACGAGATGTCGTTTGCCTTCCGTGCCGTGAGGCAGGAGTGGAACGCCGACTTCACCGAGCGCCAGATTCTGGAGCTGCGACTGTTCGACGTGTCCGCTGTGACCTTCCCGGCTAACACGGCCACGATCATCGGTACCCGGGACACATCTCCCGAGCCTCGCCACTCTTTGAGTTTGGCGTTGGCTCAAGCGCAGGCCCTGGTAGGCTGAGCGTAACGGCTAGCCGACCTACACGCCGACTCTCGCACCGGACCCGAAAGCTGGGCACCATCCGGGAGCCACCTGAGGTCACCAGCTCCCAACACCCACTTCGAACGAAAGAGAGAACGCGATGGATTTCCTAGTCCAACTGCGGGCGAAGCTTCAAGAGCGCATCGATGCCCGTGCCGCTGCCAAAGCCGAACTGGACGCCATCTTGGCGTCCCCGGCCGAGCGTGGCGATGATCTGACTGCTGAAGAGCAGGCCACATTCCAAGAGGTGCGCTCCCGCATCCTGAGCTACGACCTCGATGACCCGACGGCCGACGGCTACGCCGACTCGATCGCCGGGCTGCAGGCCCGAGTGTCCGAGCTGGCCGCCATCGAGGCACGACAGCACGCCATCTCGGCGGCCATTCCAGCCGGGGCAGTCGCTCCGGTGCAGGTCCGCAAGGAAGAGCGACAGTACGGCCCGGCCAACGAGCGGCGCGGTGTGTCGTTCCTCCGGGACGTGATGAACGCTCAGACTCGTGGCGATTGGGAAGCCCAACAGCGGCTCTCCCGTCACATGCAGGAAGAGCGGATCGAGCGTGCCGATGCTTTGGCGAGCCTCGAATCTCGTGACGTGGGTACCGGCGCTTTCGCCGGGCTGACCGTCCCGCAGTACCTCACGGAGATGGTGGCCCCGGCGACCAAGAACATGAGGCCCTTTGCTGACGTGTGCGCACGCCATCCACTCGGGAGCGACGGTATGACGGTCGAGATCTCTCGGGTCACGACCGCTTCGGGCACCGCTGTTCAGGCGACTGAAGGCGCTACCGTCCAAGAGACCGACATGGACGACACGCTGTTGTCCGTCCCGGTTCGGACCATCTCGGGCCAGCAGGACATCTCCCGTCAGGCGATCGACCGTGGCACCGGCATCGACTCGATCGTGGTGCAGGACCTCATGGGCGAGTACCACACCACGTTGGACTCGCAGATCCTCAATGGAGCGGGTACCAGTGGCACCCACCTGGGCGTCATCGCTACGGTAGGCAACGTGGCGGTCACGTACACCGACGCCAGCCCGACTGCTGCTGAGCTGTATCCGAAGCTGGCCGATCTGATCCAGCAGATCCAGGCAGCCACCAATGCTGGGTTGTCACACTTCGTGATGCATCCTCGTCGGTGGTGGTGGTTCGCCACCCAGCTGGCGTCCACCTTCCCGCTGCTGCAGATCAATGGTCCGCAGCAGGTCGGCCAGGTCGGCGAGCGCAGCTACGCCGGAGCCGGTGCAGCTGTCCTGGGTGCTACGGTCGTCCTCGACCGCAACATCCCCACCGACTCGGGTGCTGGCACCGAAGATCCGCTCGTCGGCGTCGACGCCAGCGAGTGCCACCTCTGGGAGGATGCCAGCGCTCCGCTGTTGATCCGGGCCGAGCAGCCCGGTGCAGGCAGCCTGCAGGTCAAGTTCGTGGTGTACGGGTACTCGGCCTTCACGGCTGGGCGCTACCCGCTGGCCACCGGTGAGATCCTCGGAACCGGCCAGGCGGCCCCAACCTTCTGATCGGCCTAGGGCGGGCGGGGACCCCAACTCCCCGCCCGCCCTACCGCTGGTCCGACGAAAGGACACAAGCCATGACAAAGCAGAACGGCCCACACTTCGACGAAGACCACCTTCGTCAGGGCAGCCCTGTCAACACCACGTTCGTGGAGTCGATCCCCAGGTATCTGGGCGGCACAGACGGGGCCATCGCCGCTACCGGCGTCTGCCTCGCTGTAGCGGTCCCGGTCCAGGTGGGCGACCTGCTCTCTAACGTCACTTTCGTGACGGGTGGAACAGGAGCGGGCACCCCCACGGCCGGAGTGGTCGGCATCTATAACGCGGCCGGTGCGCTGGTCGCATCCTCGGCTGACCTCGCCACCACGGCTCGAGCGGCCGACACCGCCTACACCGTGGCGATGACCACGCCCTACCTCGTCACCGTGGCAGGCATCTATTGGGTGTCAATCAGCTTCACGGCGACCACCGTCCCGACGTTGGTCGGTCTCGCACTTGACAATGCGGCGATCGCTGACGACATCGGGACGACTCCGGCCACGGCAGTTCTCGTACAATCGCACGGGTCGGCCGTAGCCGGTACCGCCCCGGCGACCATCGCCACGCCCACTGTCACGGCAGTGATGCCGTACGTAGCGGTGACCTGAGAGTTTCTGTACCGTCGTTATGTCGAATCGTCACACTCCGTTTGTGCAGATGCTTTCGACCAATGGCGACGGTACCGGGACCACATCGGCCATCGGTAACTACGCTTCTACCGCTGAAACCTTCGAGCTAGTGGCTGGTCCGGCCAGTCCCAGCTTGGTAGTCCGGCGTATGCTGGTCACGGTCCGAGATTCGGGAGCGTTCGACGCTGAGCTGTACGGCAACGGTGTGGAACTCCCCAACGGGCTGACACTCCACGTGGCCGATGCCGATGACGTGCTGCTCTACTCGTTGACTCCCACTCCGATCGTTCGAAATGCCGATTGGACATCGGTTTGCTACGACGCCCAGATCCTGACGTGGGGAATCGGTGACGAGTTCTTGGCTGTCCGCTGGACCTTCGCCAAGTCGATGCATGACAGCGAAGGTGGGATCGTCCTAGAAGCCGGAGATAAGCTAGTCTTGACGGCTAACGACGATCTCACAAGCCTGATCGACCACACATTCACCTGCGAAGGCTACGCCCTCGCTAGCTAGGGAAGAGGAACCATGAACCAACAGCAGAAAGACACTTTGGCCGCTCTGAAGCAAGAGCGGGAAGGGTACAAGCGGCGCAAGCTGCCCGATCGGGTCAAGGAGGTCGATGCCGCCATCCGAAAGGTCGGTGACCGAGAGACTCCAGAGAAGTCAGGCCCCGACACCGAGACGCCAGAAAGCTGACCAAACATGCAGACCACGCCACGGGCGAACACTCAGCGGATTTTGCAAGGATCGGCTACCCCGGTCGCCCGTGGTGTGCTGCGTGACCAAGACGGCGAACCGGGGGTAGCCTCCGGCACCATCACGGCAGATATCGTCGATCTCGATGGTGTCGTGTCTGGGACAGCTGGCCGGGCGGCGACCCACGACACCGACATCGACATGTATACCGTCGCCCTAACAACTGCCGAAGCTGCCAGCTTGGCCGTGTGGCGGGTCGACTGGAAAGAGGATGCGGTTCTGCGGACCTCGACCTGGCACCGCATTGTCGGCGGGTTCCTATTCTCCCGTGGCGAACTACGAGACATGAAAGGCATCCCGGCTAACCTACCCGACGTGCAGGTCGATCTGGCCCGGGAGTGGATCACCACTCTAATCGAACACCAGACCGGAGCGGCCTGGTCCCCTCGCCACGATGTCGACGTGTGGGTCGCACGGGACACGGCATCGTACCGAGCGAGCAGCGGACGCTACGGCGTCAGCGGCGACCGACACGTGACCGAGTTCCGGCCGGTCCGCACCGTCCAGTCCATCACCATCGACGGGACAGCAGCCGCCCTAGGTGACGTGACGACAGACCTCGATGCTGGGGTGATCTACGGGCTGCACTACTACCGAGCCTGTTCCGTCGCCTACGACCACGGATACGACACACCGACCGAGCCACTGCGCCGAGCCGGACTGATCGCCGCCCAAGACCTGCTGCTCCGGGGCGGCTCGGGCCTGTCCGAGCGTACCCGCACGCAGACCAACGACCTAGGCATCACCCAAACCTTCTCGTTCCCGGGCCTCAACCACCCGACCGGCATCGACTTCGTAGATGCCGCCATCCTCGATGCCGACCAGCGGCTACCAGGCATAGCGTGAGCGGCAACCCCACCTATCGGGTCATCAAGACCTACCAGGAGTGGCTGGCCACCCAGGTGCCGATGCAGCCTCAGGAAGATGTCGTCCTACCGGTCTTCTACTCGCACCCCGGCGACCGGTGGGCGGGCTCGGCGCTGGTCTGGTTCGACGACATCGATGACGAGTACGAAACCCACTCGCTCCGGGCTGTGGTCCGGCGTCGTCTCATCCAGTCGCAGTTCAGCATCATCATCGGGGTCGAGCTGCTGGGCGACACAGAAGACAGCATGACGGCCCTGCAGTTCGAGTGCGACCAGTACGCCGACACCATCCGGTCGATCATCGACCTGGACATCGCCACCGAAGAGCATCTCCACTCGCCGGAGCTGATCGACTCAGCCAGCCTGATCGCCACGGCCACCGAGCGTGGCATGACGGCAACCGGATGCGGCACCCGGACCACACTTCGAGTAAGCTTCGATGCTAGGTTCCTATGAGAAAGGCCAGCAAGTGACTAACATCCGCTACGTCGGATCTCACGATGCAGTAGACGTGCCCGGCGTGGGCACGGTCGAGCGAGGCGACTACCTCAGCGTGCCAGCGGCCATTGCTGGCACCGCGCCGAGCGGGACGGACCCCGGGACGGGCTTGCTGGCGCAGCCCACCTGGGAGAAGGTCCAGGGAGCCCCCTCCGTGGCCGCCCCTGGACCGCAGAAGACCCGGGAGGCCCCAGCGCCCCCCGAGCCCACCAAGACCAAGAAGAAGGCCACGAAGAAGGCCGCTAGTGGAGGTTCCCAATGACAACCATGGACACCCAACTCGGAGTCGTAGACGAGGTGACCTACGGGACCCCCGTCACGGTCACTAAGTTCTTCGAGTACAACACCTGGGGAGTGAAGCTCCAGCAGGGGCGCACTGTCTCGGCCGCCATGCGGCCCGGGGGGCGCACCCCGCACGTGGAGCGGTTCGAACCCTACCGCATCGGGGCCGCTGGTCCCTTTGCCATGGACGTGCCCACCAAGGGTTTCGGCTTCTGGCTGAAGCACATGCTCGGCGTGGTAGCCACCGGCTCGATCGTCGATTCCAACTACACGCACACCGGCACCGAAGGCTCGCTGCTGGGGGACATGTTCACCGCCCAGGTCAACAAGCCTTTCCACCCAGCCGGGACCGCCCAGGCCCACACCTATCACGGGTGCAAGATCCCATCCTGGGAACTGGCGTGCGACATCGACGGGGTGCTGATGTTCTCTGGCGAGATCGATGCCGAAGACGAAGACACCAGCGTCGCGCTGGCCACGGCCAGCTATCCGTCAGACTACCGGGTCTTCTCGTTCGTCGGGGCATCCGCCACGATCGACACCGTGGCCGCCGAGGTGCGGGACGTGAAGTTCGGGGCCACCATCCCGATGAACGTCGACCGGCGCTACCTAAAGGGGTCCTCCCTCAAGAGCGAGCCCACCGAGAACGGGCTGCGAACCTACCCGTTCTCGTTCCTGGTCGACCACAGCTCCTTGGCCAACTACGACATCTTCCGGGCGGCCGCCCGAGTCGACACCACCATGGCCATCGTGGCTACCTTCAATGGCGCAGTCGCCCACGGTGGGACCACCCTCCCGTCACTGGTCGTCACTATCCCGTTGGGCCGGGTCGATACGTGTGACCACGACATCGCCGGGCCCGCAGGTCTGGTCGACGCCATCTCGGGTGTGGCGATGTGGGACGGGTCCGCTAGCCCCATCACCATCGCCTACACCTCCACCGACGCCACCCCGTGACCTCCAAGTCCATCACCCTAAAGATCACCGGGATGGACGCCCTGCGGAAAGAGCTAAAGAAGCTCGACCTGACGGACGACCTAAAGGATGTCAACAAAGAGGTCGGTGAGATCGTGGTCCGGGCGGCCAAGTTCAAGGCCACCACTCGACTACAGCAGAAAGCGGCCAAATCACTGAAGTCTGGCCGCCAGCTACGCAAGGTCGTCGTAACTGGAGGCGGGGCGCGGTTCCCGTTCTTCGGTGGGGCAGAGTTCGGAGCCAAGCGGAACCAGTCACGTGTCGGCCCGTCGGGCCGATCCTACACCGGCCACAACCAGTTCGAAGGCTGGCGGGGCAACGACAGGAACGCGGGGTACTTTCTGTACCCGGCTATCCGAGCCAACGAGGCCCGCATTATCGAAGTCTACGGCGACGCAATCGAGCGGATCACCGGTAAGGCGTTCCCAAACTAAGAGGAGAGGAAACCATGAGTACAGGACGAGAGCGATCAGGAGTGACCGCATCCAGTAAAGCCGACCTACTGGCCATCGAGGTCAATGGTGAACAGGTGCTGGTCGACCCGCGTACGCTGTCGATGGGCGAGCGGTCGGTCATGAAACGAGAGCTAGCCAAGCTCGGCTACGAGCCCGACGCCACCGATTCGCTGGTCGCCACCATCTGGGTGGTGATGCGCCGAGACGACAAAGCGCTGACCTTCGAGGAAGTCTGTGATGCCATCACGGTAGGCAGCCTCGAGGACGCCCTGCCCGTACCGGCCGAGGAGGTAGAGGAGAACCCCCCGTCGTAAGGCGGTCTTTGCTGTCACAATGGCCAGCCCTAACCCGATTCTACGGGCTGATGCCGTGGGACACTGGTAAACTGACCGCCGAAGAACTAGTCGAATACGTGCGCTTCTATCAGCAGTACATACAGGAAGCCAACAGGAGCAGGTGAGAAGTGGCAGGCAAGCGGAAGCTAACAATCGAGATCCTGGGCGATGAGAAGGACGCCACGAAGGCGTTCAAGAACATCGAGAAGAGCGCTGGCAAGATGGGCAGCAAGCTGGGCAAGGTTGCTAAAGGTGCTGCTCTCGCCGTGGGCGGCATCGCCACAGCCGGTATCGGCGCTGCTGTCATCCTGGGCCCCAAGGTGCTGGAGCTAGGTGGCAAGTTAGAGGTCGTTGCCATCAAGAGCGCCACCGTCTTTGAGGATGCCAAGGCCGATGTCGAAGCTTGGGCGAAGGCTAGCGCCAAGTCGATGGGTCTCACCACTACCGAAGCCATCGGCCTGGCTGCCAACATGGGTGACCTTCTCAAGCCGATGGGCTTCACTTCCGCAGAGGCTGCCAAGATGTCGGCCGAGACCACCGACCTGGCCGGGGCGCTGGCGGCCTGGACTGGCGGCACCAAAGACGCCGCCGAAGTCTCCGACATCCTGTCGAAGGCCATGCTCGGCGAGCGTGAGGGTCTCAAGGCGTTGGGTATCTCGATTCTGGAGTCGGACGTGAAACAGCGTCTGTTGGAGAACGGCACTAACGACCTGACCGGGGCGGCCCTACAGCAGGCTCGAGCCATCGCCACCCAGCAGCTCATTATGGAGAAGTCGACCGACGCCCAGACAGCGTGGACAGACGGCTCAATGGACGCCATGAAGGCACAGATGCAGTCCGACGCTGCGATCAAGCAGGTCAAAGAGTCGCTAGTCCAAGCGTTGTATCCGGCAATGCAGGCGGCCCTGCCGTTCATTGAAAAACTGGCCACCTGGATGGGCGAGAACCTGCCCGAAGCGATGGAGGTCGTCTCGACCTGGGTTGAGGAGAACTGGCCCCAGATCCGGGACACCATCGTCCAGGTCATCGACAAGATCACCGAAATCGTGGCCGGGTTCACCGAGTGGTTCCAGAACGTGTGGGCCCGCTGGGGTGACGAGATCATGCTGGTTATTACGACGATCTGGCCCCCGGTGCTGGCCATCATCGAAGGGACGATCGAGACGATCAAGGGCATCCTCAAGACAGCGCTGGCGATCATCCGTGGTGATTGGGACGGAGCATGGAAAGGCATCAAAGAGATCCTCAGCGGAGTGTGGTCCCTCATCAAGGGCATCGTCCGGCTCGGCATCGCCCAGCTCGAGGTGATGCTCAAGCTTGGGTGGGAAGCCATCAAGAACCTCGCTAGCGCTGCGTGGGACGGGTTCAAAGACCTCATCGGCGCAGCATGGCAAGGCATCAAAGACCTCGTGTCCGGTGGCATTGATGCTGTGGTCGACTTCGTGGCGGCCATCCCCGGCCGCATCTCCGACGTGGCCAAGGGAGCATTCGACGGGATCAAGGACGCTTTCAAGGCGGCCATCAACTGGATCATCGACGGGTGGAACGGTCTGGAGTTCAAACTGCCCGGCTTCGACCCGCCCGGGCCTGGGCCGAAGTTCGGCGGGTTCACTATCGGCACGCCGAACATCCCCCGGCTGCACGATGGCGGCCGGGTTGGCGGCCAGTCCTTCAAGGGGCTAGCCGACACCGAAGTGGTGGCCCTGCTGCGCCGAGACGAGACTGTCCTGACCACAGGCCAGACAGCGGCGCTGGCTCAACAGCCCCTCGGCCCCACCAACACTTTCGTTTATTCTCCGGAGTTTGACGGGGGCGAAGAGTCGTACCAACACTTCGTCCAGTTTGTTGATGAACACGAACGCCGGAAAGCAGGAGCGAGATGAGTTTCACAGTAGGCCGGGCGTCCTTCGCCGACGACCCGTCGGCCATCACCTACGACGGACCCAGAGTGGCTGTCGAGTTCGAGATGTCGGGCGCTACCCTGATTGAGATGAAGGTACTACGCCAGCAGGTGTTGGGCCTGGCCAGCAACGCCGATGAGCCCATCGTCCCGGTCACCTGGTCGGCCGACACCGACCTGGACGGGTTCTACCGTGTCCTGTCAGCCACCACTACCCCAATAGACGTCCACCTCGTGACCTTCACAATGAACGGCAGCATCCTCCTCCAGCGAGTGGGTGGCGGGTACGCCAGGGCCAACGTCGAGACGGCCGTATCCTTGTCGGTTCGCACCAACGGAGTCGGGGTGGTCGACACTGAGCCTGACGGAATCACAGACTGGCGGATACGGGATGCGCCAGCCTACGGGGGCGTAGTCGGGGTGGCCGCTGGGATTACCAGACTGACCGAGGATGGCAACATCAGGGTTGCTTTAGACACAGCCGACTTCGCTCCGGTCGTCGCGTCGACCGTGCTAGCCCCGACCGACTTCTATCGGGCAGCGGCCACGATAGAAGTCTCGCTCGGCGGCACCTGGTACCCGGTCGCCAACGATCAGGCCCCAGCCGGGATGGCAGGGAACTGGCGGATCACGAACGGCCTCGTTCGCTTCACGCCATCCTCGACCAATGTAGGCGACCTCAAGATCGAGGTCTACGACACGTCAGCGTGGGTGACGATGGAAACCGAGCTGCGCTACGGCCAGGACAGCAGTGGCACGTTCAGTCAACCCACTAGCGAGGGTGGTTTCTTTACTGGATACGACCAGGAGAACGCAGAGGTCGAGTGGGTCGAGCCCCACATCATCCGCAACGACCGAGACACCGTGATCCTCGGGTTCCAGCGGGCAGCGGGGTACTTCCAGACGCTGAGGCTCGATGCGGCTCACTACTTTGCCGAGTTCCGGTCGACGATCGGATCAGGTTTCGTCCACGCGATCCAGTCACGGAGCGCGTGGGTATCAGGCGGCCTCGGCGCCACCGCCCCATTCAGCTACGACCCCGGCATCTCTAGTAACAGCAACGACGGGAACGGCAACCGGCTCTGTCTGCTCTACACGGACGACGGTTCGTGGACGAAGTACTCAGGGTCACCGCAAGGGATCTATGTCGGTACGGGCGGAGTCACACGGTCGTTCGGGATCGGCGCGATCCTGGCCGGTAGTTCGGCTGCCGTAGGCGATGCCGGACTCGACCTGGCCGAGCAGTACTGTGCCGTCACGTCGTGGCGGTCTGAGGTCGTAGCCCGGTGATCACTGAACACCTCATGAGACCGGGCAGCGGTTCGGTCCTGCTCCGCCCAGACGCTCCGCTGTCTATGACTCAGGCCATTTTCGACCTGGTGAATGAAGACACGGCCGCTGGGGTCGGGGCGCATATCGTCATCACTCCGACCCGAGTGCGTCCTGACGAGATCGGCGATGATGCTGTGCTGGCCACGGCCAGCTACGTCGGGCGGATCGTGAAGCGACCGTCTCGACTGGCGCTCCAGTTCGTCGGTCTCGGGTCGTGGCTCAGCACCTACCTGGACACCGAAGAGACCCGCACCTCTGGCACCCCGGCTAACTGGCTGGCCGACCTGCTCCGTAACGACCTATCAGCTGGGACAGCATCGGGCACCGGCACAGTCACCAAGACCTTCCCGGCTTACGTCACCACGGCTCGGGAAGCCCTCGACGCCGTGTGCGGCATCGGCGGCTGGGAGTACCGAATCAACCCCGACTTCACGGTCGACACCCATGACGAGGGTAGCCTGTTCGTGTCTCCGCCCACTGTGGTGGTGACTCGCAAGGCCGAAGGGCTGGACGGCGAGTTCCGGGGCGTGGACGGTGGGATGATCGACCAGGCCATCGATGTTAGCCAGGTCGTGTCGAAAGTCGTGGCCCTGGCTGCAGGGGCGGGAACCACTATCGCTGTCGGGTCAGCTACCGACACCCCAAACCTGAACGCTCCGCTAGGCTCAGCCCCTACCCTCGTTTCGGTCGTCTCGGCTCCAGGTGAAGAGTCAGGGAACGCATCGACTCTGGCCACCAACGTGCTGGCGCAGCAGGGCCAACAGCGAGCCGTCAGCGTGTCGACACGGACACACCATCTACCGCGCCACGTGCGCCCCGGCGATGAGGTCTACGTCTACGACCTGGCCGGGGGCATCTACGACACGTCCAACCAGATCCAGTTTCGGGGTGAACTCCTCACACCAGCGCTGGTCAGGCTGCTGTCGTACACGTGGCCGATCGAGTCGGGGTTGGGTGTCTACGTCCGCTCCAACGAGGCATCCCCCACCTACATCGACGTGACGAACTACGTCACGTGGGAACGGTCCGAAACCCGCTGGACGGTGGGCGATTGGTCGCCCCCGAGTTACGGCCGGATCAACCGCACCGACCCTGAGGTCGAAACGAGGGTGTCTGACAGCCGGTGGGAGTTCGTGTCGTCTGGTGCGTCGGCCGCAACCAACTGGACCATCGACAGTCTGAACGCTCGGGTGTCACACAACATGCTCCAGTTCCGGCTGATCGCTACACGTACGACTTCGGCGATCACCTGGCCCACGACAGGCGACATCGCCAACACACTGGTTGCGACCCTCCCGGCGTCGCTGCGAGGTGACATCACCCTGAACCAGAATGTCGGCTCTGGGATCTCGGGGCGGTTGGCGGCCGGGTTCTATCAGGCGTCGACGGGAGAGCTGTACCTGTCAGCGGTTGGCGGAGTCATCGACGTGGCCATCGGCGAGAAGATCACCTTGGGTGGTCTACTGTTGATCAACGAATAGGAGTGGCATGATTCTGTACCCGATCGGCTATCGAGACGAGAGCGTCGACCTGGCCGAGCTTATTCGTCGGGAAGGCGACGGGCTGCACCCAGCTATCGCTCGTCGGTTCTGGGCTTGGATCGCCTGGCTGAAGGGTGAGGTCGGCGTGGGCGATGGCTGGCGGCCCACCCCCTCGCCAGTGTCGCAGGCGTCCCGGGACGGCGAGTCGTTCCACCAGTGGCAGCTGTTCGCATCGGGCCTAACCGCTTGGTGTGCGATCGACTGTGTGGTCCGGGACGGCCCCGACGCCAACAACAGCCACGACGGGATGACCGCCGAGCTCGCCGCCACGGCCGTGCAGTTCGGCCTCCACGCCAATATCGGCATCCCCGGCGTGAGAGGCTACGAAAGCTGGCACATCCAAGGCATCGAGATGGACTCTTATGATGCCTGGGTCCGAGCCGGTCGCCCCGACCCAGACCCCGACTTCCCACTTCCTACGGCTACACTGCCGACAACCCCAGAGGAGATACCAGAGATGCTCGCCATCCGACCCGCCCACCCAGACCTCAACCCCGGACTGTTCACAGTCGACGGCCACCCGATCTCGGCCGAGCTGTACGCCGAGCTAGGCGTCGATCTGACGATCATCGACCAGGACCACGCCTGGTGGGACGAAGCCACCCTCCACAAGATGGGCGAGCCCGCACGTCGACTGTATAGGGCCCTGTGATGTACGCCACGGAGGTTCTGGGTCTAATAGCCGGAGTGCTTGTCCTGCTGGGTGTCTTGGGCCGTATGGCCTGGGGTTTTTATCGGATGCTGCGTCGGATAGAGAAGGCTGGTATGTACGTCGAATCGGAGATGCGTCTCAATGGTGGGACCACCACCCGGGACGCCATCCACCGGATCGAGCTACACTGCAACCAAGTCCACGATCTCGATTGGGACGGCCTCGATCGCCGAACAGAAGGAGAACACCAATGATCAAGAAACTCACCAACTCCCGAGTGTCTGCCCTGCGGGCTCTGTTCCGTGCGGCCGTCATCTGTGGGACGGCCTTCGGCCTCGACTGGACCCAGGCCCAGGTGGCCGCCACCCAGCTGGCAGCTGAAGCAGTCCTGCTGGTCGCTGTCCAGTTCACTCAAGACGAACCACAGCCGGTGGGCTGACCTGCTAGCGTGGTCGCCATGAGGACACCGGACGCCGACGAGTACATCCACTCAGCGATGAAAGAACTACGGGCCGACCTCAAGCAGCGGATCATCTTCGGTCCGGCTGGCCGAGCCGTCGTCCACTCCGCAGGCGAGCGGGTACTGCTGGCCCCCAACGGGGAGTCGTTCCGGATCATCGAGCTACCCGAAGGCGGCAGTCAGTTCGAGACCGACCATTCGCTGCACGCCCACATCCGCCCACGTACGCACCGGCTACGGCTGGTCCAATAGGGAGACACCAATGCAGACTCGAGCCGAGCTCGTCGCAGCCTTAGAGGAGCTGGACCTTACCGACGCCCTGCGGGCTGCCAAAGAGGCACGCCGAGCTGACCCGGACGACCCGGTATTGAAAGAACACCACCACGCAGCTGTGGCCGCTGTACAGGCAGCCCGAGCCGTCGTGCGAGTCGACCGGCCTGCGGGCGCGGTCGTCGGTGGCGATGCTGTGGCGGTGTCGTCATGACCGTCACCGCTTCTGGCCTGTTCCTCCCCACCTTCCGTGACCTCCTGGACACTACCCAGCTGGCCATCGACCTCGACCTGGAGACACATAAGGGCGCGCTGTTCTCAGATACGGTCACGCCGAACTTCAGCTCGGACACCGCCTACGCTGTGGCCCCGTACAACGCCAACGAAGTATCCGGCACCGGCTGGGCATCGGGCGGAGTCGCCCTGGTAGGGACAGCACTCAGCGAGTCCCCCACCGGGTCGCTCATGTTCGACGCCACCGACGTGAGCGAGACAGTCACCACGCTGACCAACGCCGAATGCTACCTGTTGTACGCCGACGCCCTCGCCGGGAATAACGCCATCTGCTTAGTTGACTTCACGACGGCGTATTCGACGGTGGGAGGCACGTTCGCCATCACCTGGGCTGCCACCGGAGTCTTCGCCATCGACCTGACGCCGTAGGACGAAGCCGTGACCATAGCGGCGGTTCTAAACTCGATCGACACGACTCCCGGCACGACGCCGACGTCGGCGTCCACGTCGTACACGTCTGGTGTTCTGTACGCGGTAGCAGTCACGCAGTACCGCACCGACTCGACAGAGCCGCCCGATCCGACGCTCGCAGGCTGGGACGCAACATGGGTTGAGGTTCCGGTCCCGAATGGGTACTGGGATCAAACGGCGTCGTCGATGCGCAAGGTGTCACTGTTCGTCGGCACCCCAGGATCGTCCAGTTCCGGTGTTCTGACTGCGACTGTCGGGTCTGCTCCGTCGTGGGCTGGGTTCACCGGCTGGTCGGATACGACAGCTACCGGGATCGGGCAGGTATGGGGCGGCCCGGTGCAGGGCACGGTGTGGGCTGCCAGCACCCTGTTTGAACAGCTCAACGTCACCCCGCAATCCACGGCGTCACGTCTGTGCGCTCTCGCTGAAGGCAACACCAACAACGCGGCGACGTCCCGCATGGAGTTGTCGTCTGACTCTGGTGATCCTGGGGCGACGTGGACGTCGGGCACGTCGGTCGGTAACGGTTCGTCGCCGACCGGGGCGATCACCTACGGGTTCTTGAACGCCGACGCGTCAACGGATCAGGCCCCAGGGTTCTGGCACAACACGGGCGGTAACTCGACGACGTTCGTGATGGTGTTCGAGTTCATCTACTCTGATCCCGACATCTTGTTCGTTGGTGCTGGCACTGTCGCTGACAGCAGCGGTCTTGTCGGGACGACCGGCCACACGCCTGGTCTGCCCGACGGTCTTGCAGAAGACGACGTGATGATCTTGGTGTCGCATCGCAACGACGACGTGGGTGCGTTCGACACGCCGTCGGGGTGGACCAAGATTGACGCCCTGTCGTCGGATGATTGGGAGGTCGCAGCGTCAGCCCATTCGTCGCTCGTCTGCTATCGGGTAGCCGGTGCGAGCGAGAGCGCACCGGCGGTGACGCACACAGACACAGCGTCCGAGCAGTGGGCGTCTGTGATCGTCGCATATCGGGGTGTGGATACGACGACCCCGCTCGACCTGGCGGCTACGTCGTCGCACGCTCTGACGTTCAGCAACAAGGCAACGACGAACGTCGATGTGGCGCAGCCGATCACGACGGTGACCGACTTCGCGAAGGTCGTCCTGATCGAGGTCGTCACGCACAACGACATCACGTCGGGTGCGATCTCGCCGTCCGGGTACACGAACCGGGTATGGCACGCCGGGCATCAGCATCGTCAGATCCTGATAGACGACAAGACGGTTGCTTCGGCTGGGACGGAGACGCCAGGCGCGGCGGGTTACACGTCGAACAACGCCGTGGCCGAGTCGACGCATGTGACGCTGGCGTTGCGTCCGGCGGTGACGGCAACCGACGCCACAGTCACTCCGGCGACGGTGGCCGCTACCGCCACCCTGCCCCCACCGACCGTCACAGCAGAGTCGAACGCCACGGTGGCAGCAGTCACGGTGGCCGCTACCGCCACCCTGCCCCCACCGACCGTCTCGGCTACGTCGAACGCAGAGGTCACAGCAGTCACGGTGGCCGCTACCGCCACCTTA